GCCGACCGACCCGGTCCGGTCCCGTCCTCGGAGCCAATAGTAGTACGTGACGCCGCTTTCAAGGGCGTCGTCTACATAAGCCAGGCCGCGTGATTGGCCGACCCGTGCCGCCGAGCCAGAATCGTTCGTCGTGCTCCGCCAGATTTCGACCACATCGAAATCCGTGTCCGTGACGCTGTTCCATCGGAGCACGGCGGCCTTGTAGATGGCCGTCGCCGTGACGCCGGAGAGATTCGATGGCAAGGACGTATCCTGCGCCGTCGTGATCGTCTGGACACTGGAGAGGGCGGACGCCTGTCCGGTCGTCGAGTACGCTTTAATGTAGACTTCGTACAGTGTCGAAGGCAGCACGCCCCAGGCCCGGAAGCTCGTCACCAAGCCGACGCGCGTGATCGTGTACTGCGCGTCCGTCTGTCGCCGATACCAAAGCTCATAGCCTGCGAGATACGGCTCCGTATTCGCATTCCAGGTGATCTGGAGATAGGCTTGCGTGGTCCCGTCCGGCGTGATCGTCGTGCCCGTCGCCAAGGCCACGCCAGTCGGGACCGCAGGCGTTGAGCTGGAGAGCGTGGGGGTTACCGTGACAATCGCCACGTCCCCAGGATTGCTGGAGGCGCTGTAGCTGTAGATCGACGCTGACCAGCTATTCAGGATCAGCCGGATGCGGTCGAGTTCCTTCGTCACCCGCCGCACTTCCCAGGTCTGATTGCTGATGGCGAGCGGCGCATAGGTCAGCGTGACCAGCTCGCCTTCCGCGAGCGCCCGACCCTCTTGCGTGACTTCGACATCCAGCGTTTCGCTGGCGTACTGTTCGCGCCTCGCCAGATAGCAGGCCACCTTGTCGGCCGTCGTGGGGTCTCTGATCCAGTGATGCTCGACCACCTGCTCGCGCCCGCTGGCCGAGACCGTCTGCTTGGCCTCCAAGCGGCCTTCCTCGCTGTAGTCATCGAACCGATAGCGGACGATCACCTGGGAGACTCGGCTCTCGATGGCCGGACGCCGGCGTGAGCCCACCCGGAGGAGGTTCCGATGCCCGAACCCCGGCCCGTCCGAGAGGGTCGTCGTGGAGGCGGCGGCTTGCTTATCGACCGTCAGGGTCCACTGGCCGGTTGCACTGACTGCGAGCCGCATCCCCCGGACCATCAGGAGTTCCCGCAGCACGTCCTGAGCCTGTCGCTGCTCCGTCAGGAACCCGTCGCAGTACATGTTGCCGACCGCATTCATGTCTGATTCGGCCTGGTCGAACGAGGTCGCATCCACGGCCTGTCCGAGTCCGAACGCGCCGTTATTCAGCCACGTCCTGACGGCCTTGGCGAAATTGCGCTCCAGCGGAAAGCCCTCGACATCCGCATAGAGCGCGTGAAACGCATTGGCGAAATTGACCTGCCGCGTCGTGAACCGGATGACCGTATAGCCCGCATAGAGGACCGTCGAGACCGTGTACTCCCCGCTGCTCACGAGGCTCAGCGTCCCGGCCGCGTTGTCCCGATAGACCGTCGTGACACTCAATGACCCGTGTCCCACGAGATAGTCGTAGTAATTATTCACCGTGTCGTCGTTGATGTAGGGCAGCCGCATCTTCTCGACGTTGCCGAACACCACGGGAATGACGGCGCCCAGATCCACCGCCTTTGCGCTGAGCGACGAGGTCACGAGCGTCGTCGGGAGCTGCCGCTCGAAGATCGTCAAGTCCGGAGCCACGATGGTCAACTCGATCCACCCTTCGCCCATCTCGCAGTCCGAGACCTTGCCGACCAGCTCCGTCGCCGTGTAGGTCGAGCCCGTCACGGCATCCCGGTCGTAGCGCATGATCGTCACCGTGATGCCGCGCGGGTCATTGAGATAGAGATTGTTCAAATACCCGTCGGCGTTGGCGAGTCGCACCGTCGCCGTCGAGACCTCCTGCACGCCGTAGAACGTCTCCATCATGGACCGCTCGACCGACGGCTCGCCGATCACCCGTCCATGCCAGAAGGCCCCGGCGACGATCCCGATGTCTCGCGTCGCGTAGAACCGTGAGATGCCCGCGCTCGACGCGAACGTGGCGTCGAGGTCGATCAATCGGACCGGCTGATATCCCTGTTGCAGTTCGTTCCCCATCAGGCCGTCATCGCCTCTTCCAATTGCGCCCGCAAGATCGACAGCCCCGCATCCACCGTCCACGCAGGATCGTTCGTCAGTCGCATGATCCAGCCTTGCGAATCATCGACCAGATTCGAGAACAACAGGAAATGCCCGGCCTCCCACATCTGTTGCTGCAGTCCGAGCCAGGTATCGAGCGCATCGTTCCTAGCCGGTTGCGTCGCGTCCGTCTGCGCCGGAATGGTCACATCCATGCGGACAAAGGGCTCGCCCAATTTGAGCCGGCTGCTCCAGCCGCCGTGCGGCGGCGAGACATCCTGACGCGGATGCATCGTCGTGATCTGCGAGCCCCACCGGAAATGCTCGCCAACGGAGACTCGAGCTCCGGCCCACAGACCGCCCAGCGAGAACACCGACGCGCCATCCACCGGCGTCTGCGTCGGGATGAAGATCCGCAGGTAGCGGTAATTGAAGCCGCTCGGGATGTTCACCAATTGATAGCGGCCATTCCACGGGTTCTTGGTGATCGTCATGTCGCCGCTGTTATACGACGGACTGCCCCAGGAGTCCGTCGCGTGGCCTTGAATCCGAACGGTGGCGAAATTGGCGTGGATGAGGCCTACAAGGTCGATGCTGGTGGCCGACCCGAAATCGCACACCACCCAGGAATCCGTCGCCACGGTGGCCTTCCACGGGTAGAAGGGCCGTTGCGGCGTCTTGAGGTTGTCGCGGACGAACGTGCTGTCCTGCGACGAGGAGGTCAGCGTGGCCGTGACGATCCTATTGGTAAAACCCAGTTGCAGTCCCATCTCGTTAGCGCACTCGTTGGCTCATTCGCTGGATCATGACCTGTCCGAGTTTTCCTGTCCGCATGCTCTGCTCCACTTCCTCGATGATGGCCTCGGCCACTTCGCGCGGCGCGGCGTTTCCGTTCACGATGATGTCCCCAAAACTCACTGAGATTCCGCCAGCCACGTTCTGCCCAGCCGGAATGATCGCCTCGCCCTGATGGACCATCGCCAGCCCCGTCCGGGGCACGTACATGGTCCCCACGTCGTAGCTCGGGACCGTGAAGCCCAGTTCGCGGAACATGCCGGAGACTTCCAACCTCAGATTATTCAACGCCTCCGCCATCGCGGCCGTATTGTCGGCGGTCAACTGCTCCAGATCGGTGCTGCGGAGCGCCGCATCGAGCATCTGATCCTGATACTGTTGGACTTTGTCCTGTGCGACCCCTTGCACGCTTTGGAGCGTGGCGATCACGCTCTCGAACAGCGTCTGATACTCCGTCGAGGGCCGCGTGAACATCTGCGACGCAGCGGTGAGGACCGGCTGCGCCAGTTGGGCGACCTGCTCCGCGAGAGCGGCCGTGGGTCCAGCCTGGAAGGCGGCCACAGCGTCTTGAAACCGCTGGTTCGCCAGGTTGAAGCCGAACTGAGGATTCGTCGGCCCGAAATTGCTGAGTTGGAGGGCCACGATGGTCTCTTCGAGGCCCTTGGTCAGATCCTCCCACGTCCGCTTCGCTTCGTCGGCCGCGCCCATCCATCGTTCGACGAGCTGGATTTCCGTCTCATAGCGTTTGTGGATCAGCTCGCTGATCACCTGGGTCTGCTGGAGGATTTCTTCTGGATCGGTCAGACCGGCCAGGGTGACGCGCGCGCGGTCGATCCTGAGCTGGTAATCCAGATTGAGGGCGTCCCGCATCGCCAGCGCCGTCGCGGCATCCGGCGTCTTGAGCATCGCGGCTTCGACACCGAGAGTGTTCACCACGTCGATGATCTCGTTTTCCATCGAGTGCAGCGCCCGCACCATCGTCTCCACGGCGTCCTCCAGCGCCTCGGCCGCCGCCCGATAGGTCCCGGAGATGTCCCCGGCGAACTCGAACTGCGAGCCGTACTGGACGTTCTGGAACAGTGCCCCGAACCCCTGGCGATCAAGCAGCGCCCGCATCACCTCGTGCGGCGGCAGTTGGTTGATCGCCGTGCCGCCGATCATCGGGATGAATTGCGACGACCAGCCGGTGACGGCCATCGTCTCCATGAGCCGATCCAGGAGATCGCGCGGCGTGCGGACGCTTTCGAGGGCTTTGATCTGCGCCTCCGCATGGGCCATCATCGGGCCGATGAAGTCGGCCTCGTTGCGACGACGAGCCGCCCGCTTCGCTTGCGAACCGAAAATGGCAGGACCGATCAGGGCCGTGAAGAGTGGTCCGCCGAAGACACCGGCCAACGGGCTCACGAGCAAATTGCCAGGCGAGAACACCTTCCCGCTGCCGATATCCTCGATCAGATTGCGCTTGTTAAAATAGCTGCCTATAAGCTGCCCGAGCGATCCGCCGATGCTGGCTCCGACAAACGCGCCAGTCGGGCCACCGAATTTTGCGCCGATCGCACCTCCGATGCCAGCCCCGACCAGCCCCCCGATCCCCTGTCCGCGCGTCGCGGAATTGCCGAGCGCCTGGATACTCAGCGCCAGCGTCGTGGCCGCCGCCAGCGTGGCGGCGAAGAGTTCCGAGC